TTATCGACATGGCCTGGGACCCCTTGCCCGCGCCACTCGCCCCATACTCTAATATCTCTATAAACGAATTACTCTTCAATAAGGAGTTGCGACTAGCAGCCTTTCCCCCTAAGAAGATCCCGCTCGCTACGAAGAAAGCGAACATCCACCTATACTCCCTACTCGAGGGGGTGCGCCGCGCCGGCCGTACAAAGACAGCCCTAGTGCCCATCAGGGTCTTAGCTGGACGCTCGACGGAAGACCAAGTTTGTGCTGCTATCCTACACGCTATCGGCTTCGAACAGTCGTACGGGACCCGAGCGTCTTGTATATCGACTGCTGCTATACTACAGCCCCAGAACGGAAAGGGGCTTAACAATGCCCTCAAGGCCCTCGGTGCCAACGCCACCCCCATCGGCGCTGCCGCATGCGAACTGTCAAGCCTGCTCGGGCGGGGCGTGGGCGGTATCGACCTCGACGTCGCTGCTAAGGAGCGCTGCGACCCCGAGTGGGTACGCGCCCACGTGATCGACATCGGTGATACCGAGCTGCGTACGGCCATACGCGACGTACTCGACGAGGAGCTCGCCGGACGCACGATCGAATACCCGACCCTAGACGACTTCTGGGACAGCCGATGGCGATGGTGCGTCAACGGGGCACACTCACGGGCTTCGGACGCCAAACTGGGGCTTAGTGAACCCCTCAGTTTCCCGGGGATCGACAGGGTGTACCGGCGTGTCGTCGCGGAGGCCGTCAAGACGGAGCCAATCAGCAACTGGGACACGACTGTCCTAGTCAGCTCAAGTGCTAAACTCGAGCACGGGAAGACTCGGGCCATCTTCGCCTGCGACACCCTATCATACTTCGCCTTCGAGCACCTACTCGGGCCCGTCGCTGCTGCCTGGCAGCACCGCAAGGTCATCCTTGACCCGGGCCGTTTCGGACATCTCGGCATGGCCCAGAAAATAGTCCGCGCGCGCGCCGGCGGCGGCGTCAACGTAATGCTGGATTACGATGACTTCAACTCCCAGCACGCAACGGCCACGATGCAGGTACTAATCGAAGAAACGGCGAGCTACACGGGATACCCGCCGCACCTCGCCGCTGCCCTCACCGCGTCATTCGACCACACGTGGGTGCGGAGGGCTGACGGATCACGCGAACGCGTGCTCGGGACTTTGATGTCAGGCCATCGTGGGACGTCGTACATCAACAGCATGTTGAACGCGGTCTATGTCAGGCTGGCACTGGGGCGTGTTGCCTACAACGCTCTGACTGCCTTACACGTCGGCGATGACGTCTACTTGTGCGTGCCCACTTTCGAGTCAGCGGGGAGTGTCATCACCGCCTGC